GGTAAAAAAAAATCTTCGCGAATAACGAAATTGAACGAAATTGCGAAACACATTATTCAAACTGATGATCTTAGTGTTATTAAAGCATTATCATCAACTGATATCGATTATATCTTGAATATTGTTAAAAAGAAAAAAAAATCCACCAACCGAACCAGCAAAAATACGGATTTCGTTGTCCAAGATGTACATTTCGTAAAAACGGAAGACGACAATAAACGACAATCAGTAATTACTGAAAAAATGGATGAACATATTGATAACAAAAAAGATAATATCGATACAAAAATAATAAAAGTTGATAATGTGAAAAATATCTTCATCCAAGATGAAGGATATGCTATCGATGATTATGTTGATCCCGATGGATATAATAATTTTATGATTGAATTAAAAAAACCGATCGTTAGTATTAATAGCATTGAATTTATTGATTATGATATTAATGTCAATAACAATAATATTAATGATTGCAATAACACATTCAAATTTATTGATGGGGATAAAACAACGAAGCAAATAATCATTGATACGGGAACATATGATATCAAACAACTTATCAAAATATTGAATGACACGTTCGAAGAGAATAATATTAAGATGATTATCGAAAATCGTAATGACGACAAAATTACTATCAAATCGGAAAATTCATTTACTTTATTAAATGATAAAAATAGTATATTGAAAATTTTCGGTTTTGTCGAAAAAATATATGAAAATATGAATGAATATGTTTCGGACAATGCATGTATTTTGAATAACGAAATACAACCAGATATTCATGTTATGATAAATGGTGATAAGAAAAATAAAGTCGTATTCAAATTATCAGAAAAGAAAAATAATGTTAGAAAATTCAAAACTAACATAGATAAAATAGAAAATGTAGTGTTCAAAATAAAACAGTCGACAGGATATTTATATGATTTACAAAAAATTATGCCGAAACTTAAAATACGGTTTATTTAGTTTTGTTCGTCCTAAAATATGATAGACGACATGTTTGAATTTCGTGATCACCCACATGAGTTTTCGTCAAATCATCAAAAGTTTCACCATCCAATAATCGTAAAATAAAACTAATTGCATAAACACCACATTCAGAATTTCCATGTTGGTGTTGTGTTTTACTATATTGCATATCGAGATTATCTAAATTTCCACCATCCATTCCATTTTTCATGCAATAATTTTTCCGTGCCGTCGTTAAACAGAATTTTTTAATTCTATTCATAAGTGCTTTAAATTCTTGTTTTGGAGATTCACCAACAGAGTCAATGTAATAAATTTGTCCTTTCAATATATCGGCAAACAATGCAACCCAGTGAGAACCAGATTCGTTATGTTTGTCCAAATTAAATATAAAACCCAATCTAAATTTCCCAGATGCCATCAATTGTTCGAAATTCATATTCGGTATTTCAGATGATGGTAATTCATCAAAATCCCTTGGATTCGCCCCCATAAACTTAAAATCCTTATAATAATTTTCATATTGAACAAAAACATCATTGATATTAAGAGTGTTCAACCAATCATTTGTATCATTGGGACCCCGTGGTTTAAAAGTGTATTTATGCAGTCTTTTCGTTTTATCAGGAGTACTCAATTTTCTAAAAAATGGTAATGTCAACCAACATGTTTGTGTGTCACATTGATAATTTTTCATTTTATGTGTTAAAAGATCGACAATACGTTTTTTATAAGTAATTTGATTATATTTTTTCAAATGTTCTAATTCAGTCGTATCAATGTGATCGTTATGTGTCAAATTATACATATAGATCATATCCTCAAGTAAGTCCAATGGTATACATGACCCACCTAAGAAATTAATCCCGGGTGCGCAGATGGCATCATTAGTCATAACACTCATTTATATATAATATAACGTTTTAATTATAAATTGAAAAAATGACATTTTAATTGTCTAATAATACAGTAGTAATTTCCATTAAACAACAATTAAAGGATGTTAAGAATCCCAGAATTCAAACCTAACTTTGGACTTATTGTTGCATTTGATAAGCATTGTGGTATATCGAAGAATAATGTCATACCATGGCACATATCAGGGGATTATCAATTTTTCCAAGATGTGACACAACGTAAAATGAAAGACAATAGTCAAAAAAATGCGATCATCATGGGAAAAAATACTTGGTTAGCACTACCGAAAAAAATACGCAGTTTGTCGAATCGTATTAATATTGTGTTAGCACAAGACACAACGTCATACGAATTGCAAAAACATAATTCGACACATGAAGAAACAATCATGATGACAACATTAAATAATGCGATCGATTATTGTAAAACGCGTCGAATTCCGAATGTATTTATATGTGGTGGAAAACAATTATACAATGAAACATTTAAAAATATGTATTTCGACGAAATATATTTATCGGAAATAGATCATGATTACAATTGTGACAATAAATTAGATAAACAATTAATTAATATTGCGATAACTAAATTTCCACACACTCATCATACAAAATTACAAATGTTTGATAAATCAATAAACCAAAATGTATCTATCGAATTTAAGAAATTTTACCAAAAAACATTAAATCAAAATAATGGAGAACAACAATATTTGAATTTGATGGAAAAAATATTAAACACAGGGGAAAAACGAAAAACCCGCAATGCGATAACATATTCTAAATTTGGAGAAACGTTGGATTTTGATTTGAGTAAAGGATTTCCGCTTTTAACAACGAAGAAAATGTTTTTGCGTGGTATTGCGGAAGAATTATTTTTCTTTTTGAATGGTGATACGAATAGTAATCATTTAATGGAAAAAGGTATTAATATTTGGAAACAAAATACGACACGTTCATTTTTGGATAATATGAAATTACATTATGATGAAGGTGATATGGGTCCGATGTATGGATATCAATGGAAACATTATGGCACACAATACAAAGGGACAAATTATAATTATAAAAATAGTGGATTCGATCAGATAAAATATTGTTTGGAATTGCTAAAAAAAGATCAGAACAGTCGGAGAATAGTTATGACAACATACAATCCTACTCAAGCGTTTCAAGGAGTTCTATTTCCATGTCACGGTTTGACAACGATGTTTACGATCGAAGGAAATAATAAATTATCATGTATGATGACACAACGTTCAGCAGATTACATATGTGGTGTCCCATTCAATATCGCATCTTATGCATTATTGGTTAATCTTATGTGTCATGTTATTAATAACGATAAAACGTATAATGGAAATAAATTGATCCCAGGGCGTTTAATCATCAATCTTGGAGACGTTCATATTTACGAACAACATATTGATATTGCCAAAAGGCAAATTTTGAGAGAACCGTATGAATTTCCGAAATTACACTTTAATAAAAAAATAACATCACTCGAAAATATTAAATATGATGATATCGATATAAGTAATTATATTTCATATCCAAAACTTAATGCTAACATGATCGCATAAAAATCAATCGTCAAGCAAAACTTGATTAAAATCTATTGTTTGGTTTGAGTGATATTTTGTATACTTTCTTGAATTATCAATATTCGTCGAATTACTCTCATTAGATCTTTTTTGTGAAATTTCACTTAAAATACTTTTAATTTGCGGAGAATCAATTTTACCAGAGACGTGGAAAATATCATCGGCTACTTTCATAATTTTTTCATTAATAATAGTGTCATTAAAAGTTTCTTCCGCAAATTTAACATAATCTAATAATACCTTTTTAGACTTTTCATTCGAACGGAAAAATTTGATGTAATTCCAAATTTTTTCTATTGTCATATAATGTTCTTTAAACCACTTATCATCACGTTTCATTGTGATACAACGTGACTCATACAATTTCCAATAAACGATTTTGTCAATCATATAATTTTCCCATTCATCACTACTTAGACATGTTGAACATGTTTGTGCTACCCAGAGATCACAATCGTGTGGAGTCATTTCGACAGTTTTTGGATAAATCCATTTTGCATGATCATAACGTATTTCTTCCAAATCACGATCAGTTCGTCCTTTAATATCAGATATTGGTAGTAATTGAATAATAACACCTTTTTCAAAACCAGCAGATTTTGATCTAAACGGTTCGTGTGGATTTGTGTCATCAATAAACTCATCACGCGATTTGTATTCTTTAATATTACATTGCCAAAAATCACAATCATCTAATTTACAACATTGCATTTGTATTTGCGGTTGTGGAAAATAATGTTCAGGTATAACTTCATGAATATCATTACTGACCATATTGATTTTTCTTGAAACAACACATTTTATTTCTAACATTCGTCCAACTAAATTTGTTTTATGTATTCCGTCCAATTTAAATTCACTCACAATACCATCAGGACTTGCACCAATAAATTTACAATCATGTGGAATACATCCAAAAAGATCTACAATAACATTCATACGATATTGATAAATCGCCGTGGCTACAGATTCATATTTCTTTCCCCAAAAGCATGCTTTTTTTCCAGTAAATGGAATGTCGATCAATTTGTTTATGATTGCATGATATTGTTTTTCATACTCATTCATACCAAGTGCCGTTGGAATTAATGATGCAGTAATCATACTATCCCGTTGTTCATACCATCCTTTCGTTCGTTGTTCGGGAGATATAATTTTTTTAAGCGCATGAAATTGTTTTGTTCGTCGTTCAGTATCGTCATTTAAAGTATCATCAATTTGTATTCCGTGAATCCAATTTTTACTATTTGGAGGATTCGAAAAATACAGTTCTACATTCGGATCGTATGGTTTTTCAGATGGGAAAATATATTTTTCATCTTTCTTAATGATTTGTTTTGTCTTTTTGATAACAATATTTTTTCCCATTTAATTGGTTGTAATATACAAATATGCTAACGCTTTAAATTGTTAGTTATTCAATTTTATTTGACTATTTTAACTAAGTCACGATATGTCATTAATCGCATTTTACAACAATATCGATCTTCAGGTATTCCTAAACTATTGATAAGTTTGATTTTTTCTTGATATTTCTGATCATCGTTTAATTTCGGATCGTCTTGGATACTTTTGATTCCGTTCTCATATACTATCATTTTATCGGCGAGTAGTCTATTACATGTCGGACAAATAATGTATAGCATTGTTTTGGTATATATTATAATGAATAAACTTTTATATTGTCTAAAAATCAATTTTTTTGTAAATAAATCTAACTCATTTTTATATGTCAGTAGAACTAATTAAAAAGAATTTCGAACTATCTACTTTCAATAAAGATTTTACGGATCATCTTAAAAAACAACGCGAAAGTGAAAAACAACTTGACGAAGAAAGATTAAAAACATTAAATCAAGAAATTTATAATAAAAGGTTTACTGAAATGTCAATGCAAGAATTAATGAGCGAATGGAAAGATTCCATAATTGGTTTAATGAACGATTTGCTACACGGACGTTTTGATGTGTCAATATTATTTTCGGAGAATAGATTATTCTTTATAGGTTGCACTATTGTCATAAGCGTCATCATATTTTACTTATTGAGTTTGCTATTCACAACAAATAAATCCACAAGTAATGATACAAATATTAAAATATCATTAGAAATGCCTAAAATGGATGATAAAACGATCGATCGAGTGAGGAAAATTTTTTCAAAGTAATTTAAGGAACAGTTCCACGCCAATTAAATTCTTGTCCACCATTAAATTGGGCGAAACCAGAATATTCACTATCATTATTCAATATTTCAGATCGTGATAATGTAATATCGTGACATGCAGGTAAATCGATATAATCTAAAGTGTATGTTGAATACATTCGATATTTATTGTCACGTAAATTTCTTAATAATCGTTGATATTCACTTGGAAGTAAATATAATGTTCTATATTTTGTTATTTCATCATATTCGTTGACGAATACATCGCGCATCTCGTACCGATGCGTTTTTGGATTTGGAAATCCGCAAATTTGATAAAAGTTCATCGGCTTAAGTAATGTTTTTTCATCATAAATGGACGGAGTTTGTTGGCAAATGAATTTGTATTTTTTTGTTGTCATATTTATATATTTAAAGTGTATAAAAATAAAAAGCGAACAATATTATTGATGTTAAATTTAAAGTGAATTAAAAATGCGATTAAATATATATGGAAACGACAGTGATTGAAAGATTTAAACTTTTCAATAAGGCGAAGATATTTTTAGAAAATATTATTATGTCGTGCATTGAGGATAGTAGTGCATTAGGTTTTGTAAATGAATATTATGTACATGGAGGACAAGTATTGTTAAGTTTCATTAACCCATATATTTTGAACACAATTTCATTTGGATTGGAAAAGGATGTTCATAGTAATGAGTTTATTGATTGTTTGTACACTGATGATTTTGATATTGTTGTGAGTGAAGAACATTCAAACAAAATTGGTGAAATAATCAATGTCATAAAGAATACAAAAAAGAAATCGCCAATGAGGGATTTTTGGTCATATTTAAAATATTTAATATGCAATCATATGAACATCGAATATGAAGAATATGATTTTGACATATGTGATAATATTTCAAATGGGACAAATGAATTGATCGAAATTCATAATATTTGGATAGCAATAAGAAAAAAAACGGGTGAGAATGTATTTAGATTTAAATTTGCCGATATCACTTTATGTACGAAAGATTATTACGTCAAAACAAGATCGATATACCCTTACACTAAAAGGTTAACTATTATTGATTATATCGTTAATGATTTACCAAATATTGTGGAACGTATCAAACAATATAAAATAGAATTAACAAAATCAGAAAAAACTCGCGATCCAGCAAAATATGTATCCAATATTAATAAAAGATATCTTCGCATATTATTACTACTCAATGCAATCACAACGAACACAATTAACGTCGCAAAAATCGGAATGTCATATGATACGTATCAGAACGAATTGGGGAGACATCGCAATAAATTAATTGAATTAATAGATGATGTTCAAAGAGAAGTACGAACGGAAAATTCATGTTTGAGTAATTATTTTGTATTTCAGTACATTGATAAAAATAGTTACAATATTTATTTTTACATTAATGATATCATATCATTGACAAGTTTATTAGCAATTCAACGTGTGGAAAACACAGTATTTTCTGGCATGACACCTATATTTTTAAACACGAGTAATACAATGTTTCCACCAAAAAATATAACTGATGGATTGAATGCAAGTAGATATAATGTGCCGATGGTAAATGCGAAGTCCATAAAAGATATGTATGCTTTCAAGGATACGTGTAAGGAATATATTGATGACTTGTATAAATTGGATTTTCCATATAAAGGAGGAAAATTGATAAAGCAGTATTCAGCAAGTTCGTACACGGATATCAATAACAGAAGTAAATTGTGGATATATGATCCAACAAAAGCAATGAATAAACCAAGTGAAGATGATCAAGGAAATATGCAAATTAAACAATTAATAGATTCTTTTTCGGAAAAATACAATAAAAAATTATTCGATTTTGGAACAGTTCATGAAAAACAGTATGCCTACAGATCAGAATGGTATACATTGATTGGTAAATTTTCAGGATATTATGATATTGATGTAGCCGTAAATAAAACGATCATAACGCCATCAATCACATCGTGTGGAATAATCCATCCGACAACCATTGGATCTAAATTTGTTCTTTTAAGAATACGATATGACGAAAATGCGAAATTTTTGTACATTCTTGATTATTCAACAAGTATTCACGAAAAAGAAATAATATTTCCAGCGGGGACAATATTTACTGTTACGAAAATTACGGAATCTTATTACAGTGGGGAATATGAATTGACAATCGACTTGGATTGTGTTGGAAACATTGCATATAATAATCTTAAAGAATTTGGAGAAAAGTATAGAAGATATTTGGAAACCGATTTTGTGACATATGCACCAAGTAGCACAAAAACTGTCGTCCAAAAAGGATTTCAAGAATTATTGGCAAAATTGTCAGTCAATAGGAAAATACCCTACAAAATAATAAAGGAATTATCTTCCATTGAACCATACAAGGAACTTAAGAGTAAAATAGTGTCCTATTCTAAATTTCCAGAATTCGATACGGATCAAGCATACCTTGGGGAAAAACTCAGAGGTAATAAATCGTCATTTTGTCGTAAAAATGTAAACACCATCATCCATACAGAACCAACTAATTTTGTAATACTTACATATAATGTGCACAATTTCGTTAAAATTTGTAATCCATATGGAAGAAATCATATGCATATAATTAACGCAATAAAGGAAATTTTAGACAAAACTCATATTGATATTGTATGTATGCAAGAAGTTACTCCAATTTATTTGTCAAAACCAACAACTCGTCAAGAAATAGAAGCAGGAAGTTTTAGTGAATTAGTGGATCAAATGTCCAAATTAGGATTCACATATCATATTTGTACTAATTCAATGTGGGATACGGACGAATTGAATGAAGATTATTATATCATAGCGAATTTCATATTTTCGAAACATCTTCCTACAAGTGTAACACATTTCGGCTTACCAAATAACAGATGTGCTCAGTTAGCAAAAATAAGGCACAATTCAACAAACAATGAAATATACATTTTGAATACACAACTCGAATTTAGACATGGATTGACGACAAAATCAGGGAAAAATGTTTTACAAACACAGATACAATGTTTATGCGATATTATTGAAAATTACAATATAAGTCATCCATTTTTCATCGCGGGGGATTTTAATAATGATATTGTTACAGATCCAATATTTGAAGAACTTAATAAATTGTGCAAACCTATTACACCAACATCAGACACATCAACAGACATATCGGGATTTAATACAAGCAAAATTATAGATTATATTTTACAAACAAACAAAACATCCCAAATATGTAATATTGTAACACGATTAATTATACAACACGATGCAAGTGATCATTATCCAGTTATGTCGGGAATAAGAATACATATGTCACCCGTACATGATTTATCAACAAAAGATTCGCGTATGAGAACAATATATTCGCATATTTATGTGTGGGTAGAACAACTCACAAATGTTGATGAAATTAAAATTGGTGTATCAGATGGCAATGATATTATTGTTGGAAGTATCTTTAATGTTGCTGATTTACCGCCATTCAAAATATCAAATAAAAGTAAAAATGAAGAAACGTTTTTAGATAATTTGGTAAGTCATATCAAAATACTAAAACAAACAAACAAAATTAAAGATTTAATTTTCGAAAACAATGTTGCAATGTTTAATAAGTACATTTAATACATTTGCATATCTTTCGAGACACTCAATATTTTCAGGAATATTATCGCACATGGTTGACACATCATGTTTAGAGTCTACATTTCGAACACACACATATTCATGTATTTCCTTCGTATCAACATCAGTGCAATGTGTTTTTTCCACTACAAAAGTAGGATACTTAAATGTTCCCATTGGATATGCTTCCAATTGTGCGATAATTTCAGTCACAACAGGATTATTGGACTTAAATGTAAGTTTCCCACTTTTGAACGTTAGATACACATTCGAAAAAATATTACCACTCATAATAACCGTTTGATTAAATAATTTTGATAATTTCTTTTTTACATCATCAGATGATGTTAAATGTTGCGTTGAGACATCTTCAGTAGTTTTAGTTTGTGCAGGTGCGTTTATGACACCTTTTTGCAAAACGGGATGTTTTATGGGAATCCTACGTTTTACTTCAAAATCAGCACCGCCAGTGTTATTCATTTTAATACGTTTATTATACATTAAAAATAGAAATTATCAATGACATGCAATTTTCAATTTTATACAAAATATCACAAATGGTGTAAATGTCTACATGACATTCGTCCCTTCAATACTTTTTAT